GTACGGTGACAATGACACCGCTTTCCAGTGCTTTATGGAAGAAGCAGAAAAATGCACTCCTCCTCTGGAACAGCAGGAACTGATGACCATCTGGCACAGCGCACAGAAGTTCTATGCCAAAGTTCAACAGCAGGACGGATATGTTCCTCCCGAACTGTATAACGATGATACCTCCTATAAGCCGGACGATTTCTCCGATGTCGGACAGGCAGAGGTGCTGGCAAAGCACTTCTCCGGGGAACTGCGTTATTCTCCAGCGACCCACTACATCCGTTACAACGGCCGATACTGGCAGGAAACCGAACCCGGGGCGCAGGCTGTTGCCCACGAACTGACCCGCCGTCAGCTGAAAGAAGCGTCTGCGGATATGATTGCTGCTCTTGCTGCTCTTAAGGCTTGCGGCGCACAGGACATTCTGGACAACAACAGCAAGGCCAAGGCCGAGGGCATGATGAACGATGAGCAGATGGAAGCCTATAAAGCCTTCCTCGCTGCAAAGGCATATCAGTCCTATGTCATTCAGCGCCGCGCTTCCAAAAACATCACCGCCACACTGAAAGAGTCCCGTCCGATGCTTGAGATCACTCCGCAGGACTTGGACGCCAACCCTTACTTGCTCTGCACCCCAGATGCCACCTATGACCTGCGTCTCGGTATGGCGGGTGCAAGGGAGCATTCGCCGGAGGACTTCATCACCAAAACGACCACCGTTTCTCCCAGCGACCGTGGCAAACAGATCTGGCTCGACTGCCTGGACACCATTTTTTGCGGCGACCGGGAGCTCATTGACTATGTGCAGATGATCTGCGGTCTTGCCGCTGTTGGCAAGGTCGAGGTCGAAGCCCTCATTATCGCATACGGCTGCGGTCGCAACGGTAAGTCCACCTTCTGGAACTCCGTATCCCGTGTTCTCGGCCTTTATAGCGGCAACATTTCTGCCGACACACTGACCTTCGGATGTCGCCGCAATGTGAAGCCGGAAATGGCTGAGGTCAAGGGCAAGCGTCTGCTCATTGCAGCCGAAATGCAGGAAGGCGCACGGCTGAACGATTCCACTGTGAAGCAGCTCTGCTCCGTGGACGATATCTTTGCGGAGAAAAAGTACAAAGACCCCTTCAGCTTTTCACCCAGCCACAGCCTGGTGCTGTACACCAACCATCTGCCGAAGGTCAGCGCATCCGACGATGGCACTTGGCGTCGACTGATCGTCATCCCGTTCAATGCCAAAATCGAGGGAAAGAGCGATATCAAGAACTACGGCGATTACCTGTATCAGAATGCCGGAGAAAGCATTCTTGCCTGGGTCATAGAAGGCGCAAAAAAGGTTATTGACCTGGACTACAAATTTCCGGTTCCGGCTACCGTGCAGAAAGCCATCGATGATTACCGCGCGCAAAACGACTGGTTCGGCAACTTTCTCGATGAGAGGTGCGAGGTCGGCAACAGCTACAGAGAGAGTTCCAATGCGCTGTACCAGGCATACCGCAACTATTGTGTAGATACCAACGAGTATGTCCGCAGCACCGCCGACTTCTATACTGCTCTTGAGGGTGCAGGCTTCGACCGTATCAAGGTTAAAAACAAACGTTTTATCAAGGGCGTGCGACTGAAACCGGACGATGCGGGCAGTGAGGATTTCCTTAACTGACAGACCATTGGGTTAACCTCGATTAAGGTCAAATACAAAAAGTCTCTTAGGGGGATTTTTCATAAAAACCCATAAGAAAAAGTCTTGTAAATGACCTTCAACGAGGTTAACCCCGGTCATAAATCTCAACAGGAGAAAGCATTATGAGAGAAAAAACAATCGAACGAAAATTAACGCTGATGGTTAAGAAGCGGGGCGGCATCTGTCCGAGGTTCGTGTCTCCCGGATATGATGGGATGCCCGACCGAATCGTTCTTCTGCCTGGTTGCCATTTTGCCTTCGTAGAAGTAAAGGCTCCCGGTGAAAAGCCCCGCCCACTTCAGCTTTCGCGGCACAAATTACTGCGCAGACTCGGTTTTCCGGTATATGTTCTGGATGCCGAGGAGCAGATCGGAGGTATCCTTGATGAAATACAGTCCACATGATTACCAGACCTATGCCGTGGATTACATTGAGACACATCCCGTTGCCACCGTATTTTTAGACATGGGACTTGGAAAAACGAGCATCACCCTCACGGCGATCAACAACCTGCTGTTCGACAGCTTCGAGGTTCACCAGGTGCTGGTGATTGCACCGCTGCGAGTGGCGCGGGACACATGGACAGCGGAAGTAGATAAGTGGGATCACCTGCAGAACCTCGTCTGCTCCGTGGCTGTCGGCACCGAAGCGGAGCGCAAAGCTGCCCTGACGCGACCGGCTGACATTTACATCATCAACCGGGAAAATGTCCAGTGGCTTGTTGAGGAAAGCGGCATTCCGTTTACCTTCGACATGATCGTGATAGACGAGCTGTCCTCTTTCAAGAACCACAACACAAAGCGGTTCAAAGCAATGCTGAAGGTCAGGCCCAAGGTAAACCGCATCGTAGGGCTGACCGGCACTCCTGCTTCCAACGGTCTGATGGATCTGTGGGCAGAGTTCCGCATCCTGGATATGGGTCAGCGGCTGGGACGCTTCATCACCAGATACCGCACCGACTACTTTCAGCCGGACAAGCGCAACGGGCAAATCATCTACAGCTACAAGCCGCTGCCATATGCGGAGGATGCCATTTATAAGCAGATATCCGATATCACCATCTCCATGAAAGCCGCCGACCATCTGAAAATGCCGAAACTGGTCAGCAGCGAATACGCCGTCCGTCTTTCCGATGAGGAAAAGCAAAAATACACCGATTTGAAGCAGGAACTGGTGCTGTCCCTCGGAGATACCGAAATTACCGCCGCCAATGCCGCATCCCTCTCCGGCAAATTGTCGCAGATGGCGAACGGTGCGATTTACGATGATAACGGCAAGGTCATCCAAATCCATGACCGAAAGCTCGATGCTTTGGAGGACATCATCGAATCCGCGAACGGAAAGCCGGTTTTGGTGGCTTACTGGTTTAAACATGACCTCACTCGCATATCAGAAAGGCTGAAAAAACTGCACATCCCGTTTTCACGGCTGGATGACTCCAACAGCATCCGTAGATGGAATAACGGAGAAATCCTGGTAGCGCTGATCCACCCTGCATCAGCAGGACACGGTCTCAACCTCCAATCCGGCGGTTCCACCCTTGTGTGGTTTGGGCTTACTTGGAGTCTGGAACTGTATCAGCAGACTGTAGCCCGTTTATGGCGACAGGGTCAGACCTCTGAAACCGTGGTGGTTCAGCACATCGTAACCAAGGGCACCATTGACGAGCGCATCATGAAAGCACTCTCCCAAAAGGAGCATACGCAGACGGCTCTTATCGACGCCGTAAAAGCGGACTTGAAAATCTGAGACAATCTATGAAAATCCGTGCCAATCCGAGGAACACAAAATATCGGAGGTACGAATATGAAACCTTATCAGGCATTAGCCAACGCCATTGTAGAACTGGCCGTAAAAGACTACAAAAAATCCCTCAAGCGGCACTATCGCTTTCCGAACAGAGAGGATTATGCCGCCGAGGTGAAAAGCCTGGAGCGATTTTTCCGTTCCGGTTGGTATGGAATGCTGACCGACCTTGACGGCGAATATCTCATGACAGGTGTTCGCCGTATGGTGCGCAAGGAGGTGGCGGCATGAAGGCAAAGGAATTTTTGAACCAGGCATATCTCTTGGATCAGCGCATCAAGAGCAAGTCCGAGCAGATACAGTCCCTGAACGAGCTTGCCACCAAATGCACTGCCACACTGACAGGTATGCCGAGAAATCCCAATCGCGGCGGCTCCGCGATGGCAGATGCCGTGTGCAAAATTATAGACCTGCAAAATGAGATCGCTGCGGACATGGACCGGTTGGTACAAATCAAAAAGGACATCGTGGATGTTATCGGCAAGGTCGATGATGTGAAGTTCCGCATTCTCTTGGAGAAGCGGTATCTGTGCGACGAAACATGGGAAGAAATCACCGTGAGCCTGTACCACAACCGCCGGTGGGTCTTCCGTCTGCACGGCAAAGCCCTGGATGAAGTGCAGAAAATCCTTGATTCCGCTGAAACAAGCCACTAAAAGCCACTATAATACCTCCTCGCTTTATGATATCATTATAATGCGAAGAAAATATGGAACGAGCCTCATGGGAGCAATCCCGTGGGGCTTTTCTTATGCCCGAAGGAGGTGAAACGATGCCGAAGAAACCGTTGCGACCCTGCTCTCATCCCGGCTGCCCCAACCTCTGTGAAGGACAGTTTTGTGAACAGCACCGTGTGGAGGAACGCCGCAAGTACGACAAATACGAGCGCAGCGCCGATGTCAACCGCAAGTACGGCAGAGCGTGGAAACGCATCCGTGACCGCTATGCGGCGGAGCATCCTCTCTGTGAGATGTGTCTTAAGGAAGGTCGGCTGACCCCGGTACAGGAAGTTCACCACATTATGCCCGTTTCTAAAGGCGGCACTCACGCAAGCGACAACCTCATGAGCCTCTGCCAGTCCTGCCACACCAAGATCCACCACGACCTCGGCGACAGATAAAAAGAGGTCACCCCGAAGGATGACCTCATATGGCGGAGCGGGCAGGATTCGAACCTGCTATCGGCACTTGTTAAAGCTCCTTACATTTTCCTTGCGTTCACCACAGCTACAACTAGGCCACTCCGTGCGCGCCGCATACCACCGTGTCATGTCTGTTTACCATCTCAAGTTCCTCCTTTAGACTTCTGACTGCAATTAGTGTTTGAACTAAGGCCAGGAAGAGTGAAACTATGTCGACTGGGATTCCGTTTAACAGAAAAATGCTCGTAGCCAAAACCAACTAGTTTTAATAAATACATTATATCACAAGGCAGAAAAAATGCAATCATCTCTCGGTAGGGGGATGAAAATCTCCGGGACCTTTTCGGTCGGGCAACGGCCCGGGGTCACGTGTGCGAAAAAGGCGAAATCAAAAGGGTAATTAAGGGAGGTGAACTCGGATGCCCACAAAATCAAATAACACAGGTGGGCGCGGCGGCGCAAGACCCGGTGCGGGAAGAAAGAAATCCGCAGTCAAGGACAAAGCCGAAAACGGTAATCCCGGCGGAAGAAAACTTGAAGTGTTGGACATTCCCGAAGTCGAGGGTGTTGCCATGCCGAAGCCCCATGATTTTCTTTCTGCCGAGCAGCGGGACGGCAGCGTCCTGCAGGCGCAGGAGATCTACAAAGAAACATGGGAATGGCTCAAAGGCGTCGGATGCGCCGCGAAGGTGTCTCCGCAGCTTTTGGAGCGATACGCCATGTGTTCCGCCCGGTGGGTACAGTGTGAGGAAATGACCAATCGCATGGGCTTCCTTTCCAAGCACCCAACTACAGGAAAGCCGATCCCATCTCCGTTCATCAACATCGGCATCAACTACATGAACCAGGCGGTTCGGCTCTGGAATGAGATCTTCCAGATCGTGAAAGAAAACTGCAGCACGGAATACGGCGAGTCAACGCCGCAGGACGACCTTATGGAACGCCTGCTCCGTGCGAGAAAGGGGTAACACCATGTTTGAAAAAGTAAATCCGTGCCACCCGGACAAGGTGGCGGACAGGATCGCCGGTGCGATTGTTGACCTGGCATACAGAAAAGAAGCGAAACCCCGCATTGCCGTGGAGGTACTCATCGGTCACGGTGTGTGCCACATTATTGCGGAAACCTCTGTCACGCTGGGCAAGGCAGATGTCATTGCTGCCGTTCACCGCATTGCCGGAAACCTCGCCGTGGACTATGCGGAAGTGCCGCAGGACGGTCACCTCGCCGACAACCAGGCAGACGGTATTCGCTGCGGCGATAACGGCATCTTCAAGGGAGTGCCCATGACCGAGGAGCAGAAAAAGCTGTCGCAGGTCGCACGGAATATTTTCTCCGTATATCCCTTTGACGGGAAGTACATTCTGGACGGCGAACGGCTCATCCTCTGTCAGAGCAATGCACCTTCAGGTGCGCTGCGAGAGAGCTATCCCGATGCGGAGATCAATCCGCTCGGCGATTGGACGGGTGGCACCGATGTGGACACCGGCGCTACCAACCGCAAACTCGGCTCGGATATGGCCGACTCGGTGACCGGAGGCGGTCTGCACGGCAAGGATCTGTCCAAGGCGGATGTGTCCGTCAACATCTACGCTTTCCTCAAAGCCCAAGAGACTGGCAAGCCTGTGACGCTCTGCTGCGCCATTGGCGATGATGCTGTGGGTGGCAGACCCTACGCTGAAATTGTGGAGATTGCCCGGAACTACATTCGCTCGGTCGGCGGCTTCGAGAAGTTTGCGGAATGGGGGCTGGTCTGATGAAAACAACGACCGAGATGCAGCTCGTCCCCATCACGAAGCTGGTTCCCTATGTCAACAACGCCCGGACACACAGCCCGGAGCAGATCAATAAGCTGCGCTCCTCACTCCGTGAGTTCGGCTTTATCAATCCCGTCATCATCGACCGTGACTATGGCGTTATTGCCGGTCACGGTCGTATTCTTGCCGCCAAGGAGGAAGGCATCTCTGAGGTGCCGTGTGTCTTTGCCGACCACCTCACCGAAGCCCAGAAGAAAGCCTACATCATCGCCGACAACCGTATGGCGATGGACGCAGGCTGGGATGAAGAACTCCTGCGTGTGGAGATCGAGTCCTTGCAGGCGGCGGACTTCGACCCGCTCCTCACCGGCTTTGATGAAAAGGAGTTGTCGAAGCTGTTTGACGACGGCATTAAAGCCGAAGAAGATGATTTCGATGTAGATGCCGAGCTGCAAAAGCCGACCTTCACGAAGTCCGGTGACATCTGGACGCTGGGGCGGCACCGGCTCATCTGCGGCGACAGCACAAAAGAGGAAACCTACACCGCCCTCATGGAAGGCCGCAAGGCGAATCTCGTCGTCACCGACCCGCCCTACAATGTGAACTATGAGGGCAGCGCCGGAAAAATCAAAAACGACAACATGGCATCGGAGAAGTTTTTCAACTTCCTCTTCGATGCCTTTTCCAATATGGAGAAGGTCATGGCGGACGATGCCTCCATCTATGTGTTCCACGCCGACACCGAGGGGCTGAATTTCCGCAAGGCGTTTGATGCCGCTGGGTTCTATCTCTCCGGCTGCTGTATCTGGAAGAAGCAGTCGTTGGTGCTGGGTCGCTCCCCGTACCAGTGGCAGCACGAGCCGTGCCTTTACGGCTGGAAAAAGAAAGGCAAGCACCAGTGGTACACCGGGCGCAAAGAGTCCACCATCTGGGAGTTCGACAAGCCCAGGAAAAATGGCAACCATCCCACCATGAAGCCCATTCCGCTTTTGGCCTATCCCATTCGGAACAGTTCTATGGCAAACTCCGTGGTGCTTGACCCCTTCGGCGGGTCCGGCTCCACGCTCATTGCCTGTGAGCAGACCGACCGCATCTGCTGCACCATTGAACTGGACGAAAAGTTCTGCGACGTTATTGTCCGCAGATACATCGAGCAGGTCGGCACAGATGAGAAGGTCAGCGTCCTGCGCGACGGTAAGGAATACAAGTACAGTGAGGTAGCGCCCCATGATGAATAAGCCTTTGACCCTCGGAAGCCTGTTTGACGGCTCCGGGGGCTTTCCATTGGGTGGACTGCTTGCAGGTATCACTCCCGTGTGGGCATCAGAAATTGAGCCGTTTCCCATCCGGGTGACCACCAAGCGCCTGCCTTTTATGAAGCACTACGGGAACATCTCCGCTATGGACGGCGGCGAAATCGAACCCGTGGACATCATCACCTTCGGCTCACCGTGTCAGGACATGAGCGTGGCAGGCCGAAGAGACGGCTTGGACGGAAAGCGTTCAAGTCTTTTTTATGAAGCCGTCCGAATCATCAAAGAAATGAGGTGTGCCACCGATGGCAGATATCCAAGATACATCGTATGGGAGAACGTCCCCGGAGCATTCAGTTCAAACAAGGGCGAGGACTTCAAAGCCGTCCTCGAAGCGGTCATCGGCATCGTCCAGCCGGGCACCGAGGTGTCTATGCCTGAAAAGGCACGATGGCCCTACGCCGACCTTTACATGGGAGACGGATGGAGCGTTGCGTACCGAACTCTTGACGCGCAATACTGGGGAGTTCCCCAGCGAAGACGCCGCATCTACCTTGTCGCAGATCTTGCAGGCGGAAGTGCCGGAAAAATATTATTTGAGTCAGAAGGCCTGTCTGGGTATTCTGCGGAGGGCTTCCGCTCGTGGCAAAGAGCTGCCGGAAGTTTTACGCCTTGCGCTGGAGCGGCAGGCTTCGACGGCTACAACGGCAATCTGACGGATGATACTTCTGCCACCCTTGGCGTGAACTGCGGAATGTCTACCGGTCGCAACGGCATCGTGCTGAATGACCAGGGCGGCAGCCGTATGGACATCACAGAGGAGGTTACCTCCACGCTCCGAGCGGAAGCACACCATCCGCCCTGCGTGATGGAGTCGGCAGGCTTCTGCACCGAGCATTCTGCCAAGAGCCGTACCATTGGCTATGAGGAAGAATGCTCTCCCACGCTCCGTGCAGGGGTCGTTCCTGCGGCGGTGGCACTGGAAAACCATCCGACCGACAGCAGAGTCAAACTTTCCGAGGACGGCAATATACAGACGCTGACCTCCCGCATGGGAACCGGCGGCAACAATGTTCCGCTTGTCATGAAGATTCGCTCCGGCTGCGAAGGCGGCGGCAAGGGTGCGCTCATCCAAGAGAATAAATCCGCGACTCTGTCCTGCAACAACGACCAGACGCTGTTCGAGCCTTGCGGTTGGGACGGCGGGCAGGTTTCTCCGACCCTCACCAAGCAGAATGCGGGTGGAAATCAGCGTATGCCGGACAAGGACAATTTCACCTGTGTCCTTCAGCCCTTCGGCATCTCCTCCAAGGACTCCAACGCCATGAAGTCGGATAATCCTCACAGTGGCATCTACAAAGCGGAAACCGCACGGACGCTGGACGGCAACGGCGGCAATCCTTCCTGTAATCAGGGCGGCATTGCCGTTGTTGCTTTCACGCAGAATCAGCGTGATGAGGTGCGTGACCTCGGTGACCGCTCCGCTGTGGTGTGTGCCAATGCCGGAACGAAGCAGCAGACCTTTGTGCTGCAAGGCTCCATGATCGGTCGTGAGGACAAAAACGGCCCCCAGGGTGACGGCATCAACGAAGATGTTTCTTTCACCCTCAATACCGTTGACCGCCACGCCGTATACGCCATGACCACCGGTAGCTATACGCAGGTGGAGGAAGAAACCTCTCCCACCATCATGGCACGGGACTACAAAGACCCGAATGCAATTTGCATGGGACACGGGTACACCGTCCGGCGTTTGACACCCATCGAATGTGCCCGGCTCCAGGGCTTCCCGGACAACTGGTGTGCCGACCTCGGCACGGAAAAGCCGACCGATGAAGAAATGTACTTCTGGCACAAGGTATTCAAGACCTGCTCCGAAGTGACCGGCTGCAAAATGAAGTCCGACAAGCAGATCGCAAAGTGGCTGAAAGACCCGTATTCCGACAGTGCAGAATATAAGATGTGGGGCAACGGTGTGGCGCTGCCGTGCGTATGGTTCGTGCTCTGTGGGATCGTGTGGGCAGAAAAAATCGAGGCAGCGGATTGACCGCTCCTCGATCTCATCAGTTTTTCCTGGTGGGCTTCACATTGACATCCGGACGGATGCTTCCATTGATCTCGCCGTTCTGCTCTTCAAACTTTTTGATGTTCTCGCGAATCAGCACAAGGATGTGGCTGTTCACGGAACGGCCTTCATAATCGGCAACAAAGCCGAGTTTTTCAAGCATTTCTTCCTCTATGCGTATTGAAACGCTCTTGATAGCCATACGGTCACCTCTCCATAAACATATTGTATGTTTATTTTATGTCCATCATGTGCTACAATGTTCTAAATGGATATACGGTATATCTACAATAAATTTTGGAGGCGGCTTGGAAATGCGTGTTGCTGTAATCGGTTCAAGAGGACTTATGGTGGATGACCTCGGAAAATATCTGCCTGATAATGTAACGGAGATCGTTTCCGGCGGTGCGAGAGGTGTTGACAGCTGTGCAAGGAGCTATGCGCAGACACACGGAATCAAACTGACGGAATTTCTCCCGGAATATGAGAAGTTCGGCCGCTCCGCACCCCTCAAGCGGAACATTACGATCATCCAGAATGCAGACCTTGTATTGGCTTTCTGGGACGGAACATCCCACGGCACGAAATTCGTGATCGACAACTGTAAAAAAATAGGTGTCCCGGTCAAGATCTTTGTACCCAATCGGGAGTGCAAATGAAGCCGATGTCTTGTTCACATCGTAGAATGTAGCATTTCCGGCAGATAGGACTTGCTATTCAGCGAAATCTGAGCAATATATGTAGTACGCCAAACGAAAGGAGTGCTACTATGAAAAACGAAGCAATGAAAACTGCCGTGGATGCCTTTATACTGGAGCGCATCAATGATTGCGGCAGCAGACCGAACGAATCATTGTCCGATGCCATCGAGCGGCTGTCCGTGTGTGCCGACAAGCTGAGAAATACGCTCTCTGCCGAACAGCGCATCCTGCTGACCGATTGCGAAAATGCCTACTCTGTGACAGACGGCGAGACAATAAACTGCTATTACCGTGCCGGGTTTTCCGACGCGGTATTATTTTTGCTTGGGTGGAGGGATTCTGAATGGAA